CCACGCGGCCGGGCCCGCCACAGTGGCAGCATGTGCCATGTTTCTCGCAAACATTTCGCAGTTTTATTAAACGGTTTTAACTGTCCTATAAACATGCTTAAATTCGCATATTATCGTAGACCAAAGGGTCCCTTATGATCCAATTAGGAGCCGAGGAGCAAGAGCTAAAGCTCAATCTTCGTTTAGCGCAGATAGAGCACAATGAAGAGTGCCAAAAAGATTTTTTAACTTTTGTTAGATCGATGTGGCCGCAGTTCATTACGGGTAGGCATCATGAAATTATTGCGGATAAGCTCTCAAGAGTCGCGAGCGGTGAGCTAAAACGCCTGATCATCAACATGGCACCACGGCACACGAAGTCTGAGTTTGCGTCATTCTTATTTCCGGCGTGGATGATGGGCCGTACCCCGAGCATGAAGATCATTCAAGCAACTCACACGACTGAGTTAGCGGTTAACTTTGGCCGTAAGACAAAAAACCTGATTGATAGCGAAGGTTACAGAGAGATTTTCCCTGAAGTTGAGTTAGCAGCGGACAGTAAGGCGTCTGGTCGGTGGGACACGCAAGCGGGCGGTATGTACTATGCCGTGGGCGTTGGGTCTAACTTAGCGGGACGTGGTGGAGATTTGATTATTATTGACGATCCCCACTCGGAACAGACGGCAATGTCGAGTAATGGGTTTGAAGATGCTTGGGATTGGTACACTGGGGGCCCCCGGCAGCGGTTACAGCCCGGTGGTTCCATTGTTTTGGTCCAAACGCGGTGGTCCGAGAAGGATATGACGGGTCAGTTAATACGTTCTATGGCTAAAGACCCCTTAGCGGACCAGTGGGAAGTGGTCGAATTGCCTGCTATTTTTGAAGATGGTACGTCTTGCTGGCCCGAATTCTGGAGTTTAGAGGATTTAAACGCGGTTCGCGCCTCTATTCCCCCGAGCAAGTGGAATGCTCAGTATCAGCAGAACCCCACGGGTGAAGAGAACGCTATTATCCCCCGTGAGTGGTGGAAACGCTGGGAGCCTACGAAGGTTCCTCAGTTAGAATATGTGATTCAATCTTACGATACGGCGTTTTCCCGGCGTGAAACTGCTGACTATTCGGCTATTACGACGTGGGGGGTATTTTATCCAGAAGAAGGTTCGGGTCCCAATCTTATTTTGCTTGATAGTAAGAAGGATCGTTGGGATTTTCCTGATTTAAAGCGTGTAGCGTTAGAGATGTATGAATTCTGGGAGCCAGATACGGTTATTGTGGAAGCAAAAGCTAGTGGTACGCCCTTGACCCAAGAGTTACGTCAGATGGGTATTCCTGTTGTAAATTTCACACCTTCCCGTGGTAACGACAAAATCACGCGTGTTCACAGTGTTTCGCCGTTGTTTGAAGCTGGAATGGTCTGGGCCCCCGACACAAAGTTTGCGGACGAGCTTATTGAAGAAGTTGCGGCGTTTCCTAACGGTGAATACGACGATTTAGTGGATAGTATGACGCAGGCTTTAATGCGCTATAGGCAGGGTAATTTTGTGCAATTACCCTCAGATGACTGGGAAGACGGGGATGCTTCTGCTAAAGTCCGGGCATACTACTAACTTTTGTTTGCCATGCAAGAACGACAAATGCTCGAAGGTTTTGGTGGAAGCCCGGAACCGGAATACGATTATGGATTGCCGGGCGAAAGTGTTCGTGGCTTATCTTATCAACTGCATGATCTTTTTACTCCTTACCGTTATCCCATAGAGCGTGAAGCGGGCGTCAAACCTACTTCTGATGGCGGCGATTTCCGGATGGACCCTCTTTCCGGCCAAATGATTTATGAAACTCCTGCTGAAGTTGACCCCGGTCAATACGGTGAAGGTGAGTTTGGTCTTGAGTACACTCCCGTGGTTCGTGGGGTAAAAGCGGGGTTAGGTTTTTTTAAAGATATGGTCATGGACCCTGAAGCACGGCAACGTGCAGCGGACGTGATGCGTCAAGCACCCGCCGAGATTATTCGTGACATGAAGCTTAAAACCAACGCCGCTAGTATGGGCTTGGAATACATTCAAGACCCTAAAACGGGGGAAGTCTTATCGACAGCAGAAGTTCCTTTCATGGCTCCTGCAATAACCGCCGTTGGCACGGGTGCCTCTTTACTCCGCTCCCTCCCCGGTGAAGCCCCCGGAAAAGTGCTGGGTGTCATGGGTGGTAGAACAGCGGCTTCGGGTCCTGATTTGCAAGCTGAGTATCAGAAGCTGGAAGAATCTGGACTGCCCAGCGAAGAGGTTTATCTGGAAATGCAGCGCCGATCAATGGTTCAACAGGATAAACCCTCCTTTCTTGGAATCCCCCTTAAAGCGTCTTCTTTTGACAAAATAAGAAACAGTTTTAAGGGCGTGTTTGGCGGCGCCGTTGCAAAAACCTACTTCCCAGCTTATCGAGACGATGAGGAGGGGGACATAAGGTTCCTCATTGACCAGTCTGATCGAAGTTTAATAATAAAAGGTAAGAGGCCGAAGAACAAAACAAGTGAGAACGGCCTTTATCAAACTGAAACGACACAAGCAAGGTTTGACCGGGAGGCAGGGTTTCCTCAGTACGAGAGAGATAAAGAACCCTTTGACCAATACTCGGATCGTCTGGACAAGTTTAATGAAACCCCGTACACGGACAAACAAATAGATCAAATGACGGGCCTTTTTGAGGGCGGTAATGGGTTTCTGGAAATAGGTTTAGGACGAGCTAGTGGGGGCCCTTCTAACCAATACAAAAAAATATTTCCAGAAGGAACCAAGTACTATGGCTCCAAACCCTCAATGGATACCGTGTTAGAAGAAATTGTAGATGACCCCGCTTTGTTTAAGCAGTACCCACACCTCCGTAGTATACGAGTACGGCCTACATTCCCTAACTCTCCGGAAAGAGGCTCTTACAACCCTACCACCAAAATGATTCGCATGGGTAAATTTGAGGCTACCGATGAAGGTCTTCAAAGTTTTATGAGTACTTTGGACCACGAAATGAACCACGCTATTCAGCACAAAGAAGGGGTGTCGATGGGCGCAAACAGTGAGCTTTTTAAAACCACAGAGCACCTTCAATTGGCCGAATATGTTAAGGATGGGGTAGAATCCAATACAGTTGCGTTAAAACAGTTCACAAAAGCAGTAGTAGCAAGCTTTTATAAAGATCAAGGTGCTTCTGGTCAAGACGCGGAAGCAGACGCGGAAAACATGCTTAATGAAATAAACAAGGAACCCTTTAAGAAAGACGTACCACCTAATGAAAAAGAAGTTAGAGAAGTCATTCAAGGTGTACGCAGCTACATAATGTCTAAATCTGAGCGACGTATCACCGATGATTATGAAGCTCACCGTAATCAAAGCTACCAAGAGGCTGTAGACTCTGGTCAGATGTTGATTGGCACTTACCGCACTCGAAAGCGCTTAGAGGATTTAGTAGGCCGATCCGTTGTTGATACTATAGACCGTAACGGCGCGGGTATCGTGAAAAAACTGTCTAACCACAACCTTAAAAGAGCACAACTTACTCGTTTGAATTCAGCCGTTTTCGAACAATATTTATCTAATCCCGGTGAAACTAACTCACGACTTTCTCAGCTTTATACTACCGGAATTAAAGATCAAAGATTCCTTACCGGAAACGATATTTCGCCAAAATTGGCATTGAGGTTTGAAGAAGTTTTACCCGACGCTGTTCAGATAGGGCGAGACAACGAGGGTAGGTTTAGGAGTATAACCTTTACAAGAGACGTTTCTGGGCAGGAGCTAAGAAACGTAGGTTCACCTAACGCTTTACGTGAACTGGTTGCTGGTGACCTCCCTGTGGACAGGTCCCAAATTTACGACAAAAACAGGATAGGTGTGGACACTCCTTTTCGTTCAATAGATTCACCTGATGAGAGTCGTAAAAACTATCTTACACAGCGTTTAGCCTATGTACGTGGTAGCCTAGAGCAGGATAACATGATGCATCCTGTTACAAGGAAGAAGTTAGCCCGTGAGTATCGATCTATTATGGACGAACTAAAAAGCCAAACACCTCCCGAACAAAAAGCCCAAGGTGGCCCTGTAGGCGGTCTTGATGTATATTTTTCTAAAATGCAGATGCAGGGGACCTAATGTCTGAAATGGACACCCGACAAGGTGGTCTTATGGGCCGTAATGTTCCGAGTCAGTTAGACGAAGACGATTTACTGTCAGAGATCGAGATAGAGCTTCCCAGTTCGCAAAACGACGTTATGGCTATGATAAACGCCGATGACGTTAGTAGTATTGAGATTGTTGAAGAAGAAGACGGCGGCGTCACCGTTGATTTTGACCCGCAAGCAGATTCAGGATCACCTGACGATGATTTCTACGCTAATCTAGCGGAAGACTTGTCAGACCGTGAACTTGCGCGTATTTCTAATGAATTGCTGGGCGAGTTTGATGCAAACAAAGCCAGTCGTAAGGACTGGGAAGACGCTTATGCCAATGGTTTGGACCTCTTAGGCTTTACCTATGATGACCGAACACAGCCCTTTAAAGGCGCTTCAGGCGTTACTCACCCGCTATTAGCGGAGGCTGCAACACAGTTTCAAGCTCAAGCCTTTAACGAGCTACTCCCACCTTCTGGGCCCGTTCGTACTGTGGTCATGGGCACCGAAACACGGGACAAACAGGACCAAGCAAAGCGCGTTAAGCAGTTTATGAACTACTACATCACTAATGTTATGGAGGAATACACTCCCGACATGGACCAGATGTTGTTCTACCTCCCGCTTGCAGGGTCCACTTTTAAGAAGACTTATTTTGATGCGGCGCTAAACCGCGCTGTTAGTCGGTTTGTCCCTGCGGAAAACATAGTAGTCCCTTATGAAACCGCAGATTTACAGACTTGTCCTAACATTACTCAGGTTGTGCGCATGTCGCTTAACGACTTGCGTAAGAACCAAGTGTCGGGGTTCTACTTAGACATTGATGTTATCCCTGCGCAAGGGGATTTAACGAGTGTTGCTGAACAAACCAACCGAATTGACGGGGTTTCGCCCTCCCAGATAGATTATGACTGCACCCTGCTTGAGTGCCACGTAGACCTTGACCTTGATGGCTATGAAGAATTAGGGGAAGACGGTGAACCTACGGGCATAAAAATCCCCTACATCGTTACTATATCGTCCGATAACAGCCAAATACTGTCTATCCGACGCAATTATGATGAAGAAGACGAAGCTAAGACCAAAATACAATATTTTACCCACTTTAAGTTTTTACCCGGATTTGGGTTCTACGGGCTTGGTTTGATACACACCATAGGCGGATTGTGTCGTACAGCCACTTCCGCTCTACGGCAATTGATTGATGCGGGCACGCTGTCGAACCTTCCTGCTGGATTCAAGGCCCGTGGCCTACGGATCAGGGATGACGACGAGCCGCTACAGCCCGGTGAATTCCGCGATGTAGACGCGCCCGGTGGCGCCATTCGTGACAGCTTAATGCCGTTGCCCTTTAAAGGCCCAGACCAAACGCTGTTTAACTTACTAGGATTTGTTGTTGAAGCGGGCCAACGTTTTGCCACTATTACAGACCTTAAAGTAGGGGACGGTAACCAAAGCGCTGCGGTGGGAACGACCATTGCTATGTTGGAGCAGGGCTCTAGGGTTATGAGCGCGGTACATAAACGCCTGCATTACGCTATGCGTAAAGAATTTAAGATTCTTGCGCGAGTTATGCATGAAAGTTTGCCGCAAGAATATCCCTACACTGTTGTTGGCGATGATCAGAAGATTATGAAGTCTGATTTCGACGACCGTGTGGACGTTTTGCCTGTCAGCAATCCTAACGTATTTAGCCAAGCACAGCGTATCGTGATGGCACAGACCAAGTTAGAGTTAGCGACAGCGGCTCCCGAGCTACACAACCTTCACGAAGTGTACCGTGATATGTACGAGGCTTTGGGTGTTACTGATGTTGATAGGATTATGGCGTCTATTCCGGAAGAGAACCCTGTTCCCATAGACCCTGTTCAGGAAAACATTAATAGTCTTGATATGCTTCCTTTAAACGCTTTTGAAGGACAGGACCATCAAGCTCACATCATGTCTCACATGTTGTTTGGGATTACGCCGATGGCTTCTTCCCTGCCTCCTGTGGCAATGACTTTGCAGAAGCATGTGATGGAGCACGTTAAAGTAGCTGCGCAAGAACAAGCCGTTGCCGCTATGGCGCAGCAAGGTGCGCAAGTGCCACCAGAGCAACAGGAAGCAGAAGTAGCTCGTTTGACTGCTCAGTTTCAAGCGCAGGGTATGCAACAGTTACGTGAAACGTCTATGCAGTTAAGTGGAGCAGGTCAACCAGACCCTCTGATTCAGCTAAAAGAGCAGGAATTGCAGCTTCGAGCCCAGAAAGATCAAGCCGATGCAAACATGGACTCTCAAAAGTTAAATCTAGACGCTGAAAGTCTCCAGATGAGAAGCCGACAATTTGGGCAAAGGCTAGACTCACAAGAACGCGCAACAAAGGATAGAATAGATTCTGCTATGGACCGTGAAATACTTAAACAACGAGGATTAGACCGATGAAAAGAACCGTTCATTACATGGGTGACCCCGTAGGTAAACCCCCGAAAGCCACTAAATTTGCAGACATTAAAGGTCAAGGGAAAATTCCTTACGGAAAAGAAAAAGAGGTTAAAGTTCCCACAAGCATGAAACGAGCCACGGCTCGCGGCATGGGTGCTGCTACGAAAGGCGGCGGGTACTGGAGCTGCATGTAGTGGGTTGGGAAGACGGCTTAGAAAACATAGGTAATGAGGAAGCACCCTATGGGTCAAGGCCCACTGCTCCACGCAAAGTTTATACTAAACAGCAGTACGACCAACTGGCTGGACTCGGTGCGGACCCTGACGAAGACGGGCGCATCACTGACCAAGAGTGGGTTGACTGGATGCTTAATAAAGGCGCCAGCGATGGTTTTGAAGATGAGTATAAAAGTAAACTTATTGCGGCAGCTTCCGTTGGGTCCCTTAGCAATGAAACTAAATCTTTAATTTATCAACAATTTAATCCCGGTGGTGGTGCTGATCCCGGTGCTGATCCCGGTGGTGGTGCTGATCCCGGTGGTGGTGCTGATCCCGGTGGTAATAACGAGCCTCCCGGCGACATTGGGTCAGGTGTAGACGAAGCCAATCTTGACTGGTCTTTGAGTTACGAAGATAACTATGGCGAAAATCCGGGGTCAGACGATCCCGGATATCCTTTTTGGAGAAAAGGAAAAGATATTTACGACTCAATTCCTGCTGATGAAAGAGCAGTAAAGTACCCTAAAGAACTTGCAGCAGCTTACGATGGCTTAGAAAATAACAATGATACTTTTAATGGCAATAACGACGCTTCTAACACGCAATTAGCCAACAGACGACCTATCGGGGATTTACCGGGTATAGAAAACCATGATGGCTCCAACTACATCTATCGTATGCCTCTACTGTCAGACACTTTGGTGGATACGGATGTAGCGGGTAGGTTATCTGAGAGCGGTTTTTCTAACAAAATTAATACTACTGCGGGGCCTCCTTCAGACCCTTTTGCGCCCCGCAAATACGCTGCTGACGGCGAAACACCCAACATGGGTTTTCCTGTGTATAAGCCCGGACCTGTGGCGGACCCCGCAGCCGTCTCCGTGGACGGTGGCCCTCCAGCAAGTCCGGGAACGGGTGGCATGACCCCACAAGTAATTACAAAAGGGTTAGACGGTCAAAATTACAGTACTCCCGCTTCCGCTTATGACGCAAATGTTCGGTTTTTAAACAGACCTGTTTTTGGGCCAGAACCCGCAGGAATTATTACTCCGGGTCCATCCCCTACCCCGGCTCCACCCTTTAGCCCGGCTCCTCCTGCTTCAAACGACCCTTCGCGTCCTGCGTTTGCTCAGTATGGCACTAACCCGAACAATGGTAATAACTACGGTTTGTCCCAGCTTGACATGATACGAAACGATGGTGGCGGTCCTTTTATCGGGGACGATAACTATTTCACAGATGAAGAGTTTTATGCCTACGACAGGTTCCGTCAGGAGCGTGCGCTAGACGGAGGGAAAGCGTATGGGGGTATAACGGTAGAAGGGATGCCTAACTTTGTTGATCCGGCCACCTATGCCGCAAGAAACAACAACGACTCTTTGGCGAGTGAGAGATTTGACTTACTTCCGGTAGACAATACTAACGCTAGTCCACCGCTTGAGACGGGAGGAGGCCAACAACCAAACGGCAGGTTTACCTTTAACCACCCTGTTCACGGCACAATGACGGACCTTACTCAAAGTGGTTACGACAGCATGGTTGCTGAAACGCAGTCAGGAATGTTTCCCTCAGCAGGTAACGTAAACAATACTAGTACTAGTCAACCCGTTTCGCCTTTGAACGACCCTAGACTTACTTTGGGAGATAATGGTAGGTATGTATTTACGGGATCTC